CCCACCAGGCCTGCTCCTGGGTCATGGCCGACCGGACGATCGGGTGCCCGGTCTCGTCCTCGGTGCCCGAGTCGATCATCGCCATGTTGTAGAAGATGAGCCTGTCGTTAAGCGGCCTAAAAGATTGTATTCAAACACCTGGCAGCCCAGCCCCTTCAGGGCGTAGACCCACCCGGCGTATACATCATGAACACTGAAGTCCGGGCCAGGATGTATAACTAGAATACGCACTCGAAACCACCTCCCTTCACCTGGTAGAGATCGGTATGTCAGATCCCCGTCACGAGGATCAGCGGGCCGGGCCTCGCAACAATGGCGGTCAGCATCGCGTCCAGGTACCGGGCCGGAACGAAGGACTCGCCCCGGGTCAGCAGCGCGGGCACGGCATCGGCAGGCGGGCGGGCCAGCTCGTCCGGGACGATCTTCAGGCTGATCATCAGAAGCCCTTCGCCCTGATCCAGTGCTGCAGGTCCCGGGCGATCGCGCCGTTCTGCCCGACATGGTGCTGGCCGGCCCAGGCGCGCACCTGGCGGTACAGCACGAGGTCGGCGTCATCCGGGCCGGGATGCGGCGCCGGCTGCGGCGGGACGGGCACCGGGGTGGGAGCCGGGGCGGTGAGCGGGATCGGCACGGTGCCGTCGCCCTGCTCGCCCAGCAGCCGCCCCAGGGTGTCCCAGCTCATCGAGAACGAGCCCTTGGCGCCCCATCCGGAGCCCCAGCTGTTGTCCAGGTAGACCAGCTTCGCGCTGACGTCCTTGCCCCGGCACAGGTACTCGTGGCCGCCGCGGACCTGGGCGCCGGGACTGACGGAGACCAGGCCCGAGCTGTCCGGGGAATCCATCGAGTCGTACCAGTTGGACCCGATGCCGACCGGCCCGTCCTCCAGAGCGTCCAGCACGTCGGCCAGGCTGAAGCAGTGCGTGTACCCGGAAATCAGGCCCATGTTCTTCAGCACCTGGCAGGCGCTCGGCCCGGTGGACCCGTTGTCGTTCGGCGGGTAGGGACCGTCTCCGTCGATGTCCTCCGCGCCGGAGTAGACCTTGACCGCCAGCGCCTCGTCCAGCATCGGCGGCGACGGGGGCAGCGCGCCGAACAGCTTGTCCGTGCCGAGCGCGCCGACTGCCATGTTCCCCGTGCAGCTGCCGACGCTGCCCTGGTCCAGGATCGGGATGTGCCGGGTCCAGAGCTGGGTGGTCAGCTGCCGGTCCTGGCGCTCGTGCGGGTAGGCCCGGTTCCGGCTGTCGTGCCGCACGTTCCGGCCGAGGTACATGCCGGGCAGGTGGTTCTGCTCGATCCTGGCGTTGACGATGAACCAGGCAGCCTCTACGGCCATCAGATAGCCCCTATCACGACTGAGATGCGCGCCCCGAAATAGGTGACGCCACTGTATTCGATTCTTCCGTAACTACCTGCGGAGACGGCCTGAGTATAGTGCACGGTCCCACCCAAAGTGTTGTCTTCCTCGATGGCCTCGGGCACCGATGAGCCGATGGCCGGATTCTGGTCGACGCCCAGATACGTATCCAACGCTCTTTGCGTAGCATCCACAGGCGCGGCGTCAGAGATGATCAGCAGCACCATCAGGTTGATGTCGACTGTCCCGTCCATGGTCGAGGCGTAGTTGATCAGCGGCTCCCGGGGCAGCACGACGGCGCACGGCGGGGTGACCTGATCCCGGGCCTGGCCGTCTGTGCGGAGCCCGGTGTAGCGCGTGATGCTCGCGGCCAGCGCGTTGCGGATGGCAACCAGGTCAGCCACGGCTAGCCCCGGCCCGGCTTCCTGCCGACGTACAGGTGGTGCTTCTCCTGCAGGTGCCGGACGGTGAGCTGCCTGTCCTGCACGTCCGGGTGGTGCAGATAACAAAGGTGCCGGGTGACGCCCTCATCGGTGAACGGGTGCCGGCCGAACCGCCAGCAGCGCCTGACCTGGCAGTTGTTGCGCTTCCACTGGACGTACGGGGCGGTGAGGATGGCGGCCACGAGCGTGACGTCGCCGGCGAAGCCGCTCCACCAGGCGTACCACCTGCCGGTAGGGTCATCGACGCCCAGGACGTGGAGGACCTGGAGCCAGAGGTGATGCACACACGCACTCCGGGAGCCCCTGGCCCGGAGCACGGTCCGTCCGGCTCGCTGCCAGGATCAGGATAGCGTGCTGGCGCGCTCCTGGTAGGGGAGGTCATGCGGTTCGCCGTACCACATGCAGCAGCCGCCATCGGCCCGCAGCGGGGCCTCGCAGTAGCGGCAGCGCGTATCCCAGTACCGGTCCTCACGGCTCTCGGGCATCAGTCCACTCCAGGTGCCAGGCTTCGTGAGGCTCCCCCGGCCATGAGATGGGGGCACCCCATGACAGAGCCCCGGCCGGGAGAGCCAGGACCGCATGGTAGCCGGTGATCACCGTCAGGCCGTAGAGGAGACCGGGGACCCCCTGATTACTGACGTCGCACCGTGCCCATCTGTCCGGCCGGAACCCGGAAAAACCGTATTCAGCTACGGCCTCGATCGCGTCGGGGACAGTCGCCGCCCCGCCGAGCAGCTTGTGCAGGGCCAGGATCTCGTCGTCGCCGGCCTCGGTTCCGGTCCAGAAGCGCAGGTGCGCGGCCAGCGCGACCGGGACGCAGGCGGGCAGGCGGTGCAGCAGCGGCGATGTTTCACGTGAATCAGGCGCGGCGGCCTGCTTGGGCGCGACCGCTGTCTTGCCTGAGCGCCGGGACTTCTGCGCCGCGCGGGCCTTGACCAGGTTGTGCCGGGACGCGTTCTTCTGCTTGGAGGTCCGGGGCAGCTTCCGGGCCACCGCCCTGGCTTTCCGGAGATTGTTCACGCTGGCGGCATGCTGCTTGGCCGTCTGGTGCGAGGCCTTCGGCGCCGCGGCCATAACCGGCCCTTGCCCCCGCCGCGCCGGACGCCGGACTTCAGGTTGTCCGTGGGCACCAGGGCCGCGCAGGTGACGGTGGTCAGCACGAACATGTCATACGCCCACTTTCCGCCGGGGCCGCACGAACGGCCGGAGCTGCTCCACCAGCCACGGGTTCGACTGCACCCTGACCAGGCCGAAGTCAGAAACCCCGGCGACACCGAACGGCGCGTCCTTCATCTTGAACAGGTCCGCGGCCAGGATGCGGTTCCCCTCGGTGACCGGCCACGGGACCGCCGGCCAGCCCCAGGTGGTGATGATCTGCACCCGGTTAACAGGCGAGAACGGCCAGGTGAAGGGGAACGTCCGGCCCGAGCTGATCACGCGGATCTTCTCGTACGGCCGGGGGATGCCCGAGGCGTTCACGTTGAAGACGTCCTGGCCGGTGAACCGCTGGTAGTCCACCCCCTCGGTCCAGGCCTGCTCATAGACGCCATCGCCGTCGAAATCCACGTTCAGCGCGATGGTCGTGCCGGGCACCATGTCGTCCACCCGCAGTGAGTAGATGTCGCGGGGCACGAAGGTGCGGGTCTCGGTGACCCGGTTGAAGTGCCGTCCGCAGTACTCGTTCAGCCACCCGGCCGAGGCGGCGATCGAGGTCTGCAGCGCGTAGTCCTGGCTGGTGTCGGTGATGCCGAGCCGGTCCTTCATCTCCTCCAGCCCGACGTACCACAGCTGGGAGACGTTCGGCGGCAGCACCCGCCAGGTGCCCGGCTGAACGTCACTGACCGCCCCGGTGCCGATCCACTCGAATCCCCACAGGCCGTCGACCCCGGTCACGGTCGGCGAGCACGGCACGGACAGGGTGTACTTCCCGGTGCTCACCTTCACGATGTCAGCCGGCAGCGCCCCGGCGAAGGTATGGGTCACGCTCGCGCCGGACGGCTCGGTGACGATACAGCTGACCGCGGTGGGGTCGGCCAGGGCGCCGCCGGCGTTGGTGAACGAATTGGAGATCAGCGCGATCTCGTTCACATTGTCAAAAGAAGACCGTAGCGGTCATCGGCCACCTCCTCCCGAGAGGCGGCCGGCCAGTCAGCGCTCCGCTACAGCCAGGATACTTCCCTGCTCCAGGTACGTCAGGGCGGCCTGGACAAGTACCGGGCTGTCACGTAGCGCTCCTAGTCCGACATTGCATGTTGTGCAGAGCAGCCCGCGAACCGCGCCTGTTTCATGATCATGATCGACCGCCAGGAATCTCCGCTTCCCTCTGGGCGGTTCGCTGCAGATAGCGCAAACTCCGTGCTGCTTGCTCAGGAGGACTTGGTACTCCTCTAGCGTGAGGCCGTACAGTCGCCGCAGCAGCTCTTTGCGGCTGTAACCAGTAGTAGTCCGCCACTGCCGGGCCATCTCACGTTTGTGTACGGCGTTTTCCGCATAGTAGGCATTAGCCTTCCGGCGGGATTCCTCTACGTCCTTGGCTCGGAAATCCCGTGCGTAATCGTTAGCGCATCTCGTGCAGTAGCTCCAGTAGCTGGGCTTCCCTCTAGCAAGCCTTACCGGGAACTCAGCTACAAGTTTGATCTTCTTGCATCGTGCGCAAGGTAGTTCAGCTGGCGCCTCTCCGACAATGCGGCTCATAGTCATAGAATACTTGACGTAGAAAACAGGCTCAGGATACGCCGGAGGTGCTGATCTGCGGCTGCGTCACCGAGGAGACCGAACTGGCTCCCGCTGCCGCGACCGCGAGGCTGGCGTTCCCGTTCACCGCGGCGGCCATCCCGGCGGCCTCTCCCGTCGTGCTGACAGACATCATCGGCTCGGTGACGCCCCAGTTGATGCTGAAGCCCTTCACCTGCGGCGGGTGGGTGAGCCCGGTGGCATCCAGCGATCCGGCACCCTGCAAGCTGGCCCCCGCCCGGGTAGCGGCCAGGGCAGCCAGGGAGCCGGCGCCGGCCAGGACGGCGATCGCCGACAGCCGCGCGGCCGTCGTGAGAGAACCGGTCCCGGCCAGGGCTGACGGGCTGGAGATTAGCGAAAACGGGGCATTCAGGCTGCCCGCGCCACCGAGCGTCCCGCCCTGGGACGGAGCCGACGTGGCGATGGAACCGGCGCCGCCCAGGCTCGCTGATACGCCCTGGACGGCAGCCGTCGTCAGCGAGCCTATAGCTGCCAGGCTGGCAGTTGCGCCCTGCGTGGCGCTTGCCGTCAGCGCGCCTGCTGCGGCCAGCGTCGCCGGGGCGGCCATCGTTGCAGGAGAAGACAGCGAGCCCGCGCCGCCCAGGGTGGCCGGAGCCCCGGTGATATCCAGGTTCCCGAGCGAGGCTGTCCCGGACAGTGTGGCCGGAGCCCGCTGGGCCGAGGTAGTGGTCAGCGAGCCTGTGCCGGCCAGGGTCTCGATCACCTGCTGGACGACAGCCGTCGTGAGAGATCCCGTGCCGGCCAGGGTGGCGATCACTCCCTGGACGACCGGGGCGTTCAGCGACCCCTGGCCGCCCAGGCTGCTGCCCGATCCGGCCGTCCCGGTCAGCGAGCCGGCGCCGCCTAGCGTCGTCCCGGTCGTGCCCTGGGTAGCGGCGTTCGTCAGCGAGGCCGTGCCGACCAGGGTGGCGGGCGCGAGCTGCGTAACAGCGGTCGTCAGGCTCGCGGTCCCGGCCAGGGTGGCAGGAGCCAGCTGCGTGACGGTTGTGCTCAGGGACCCCGTGCCGGCCAGGGTGGCGATCGCCTGCTGAGTGACTGCAGTCGTCAGGGATCCCGTGCCGGAAAGCGTCGCCGGCGCCCGGAGCGTGACAGCCGTGCTCAGCGCCCCGGCCGCCGCCAGGGTCGCCGGCGCCAGCTGGGCCGAGGCCGTGACCAGGGAACCGGAGCCGGCGAGTGTAGCGGGCGATAGCAGGGTAGAGACGGGGGCCGAGACGGAGCCCTGGCCGCCGAGCCCGCCCGTGCCGCCGCCTGCGGTCGCGATCGAGCCGGCGCCACCCAGGGTTGCCGCCCCGGCCGGGCCTCCCTGCGCGGACAGCGCGCCGGTCCCGGCCAGGGTAGCGCTGGCTCCCTGGGTGGCAGTGGTACTCAGGGAGCCAGCTCCGGACAGCGTGGCGGGCGCGCTTAGCACAACGGCCGTGGTCAGGGCACCCGTCCCGCCGAGCGTGGCCGGAGCCCCGGTGGTGTCCAGGTTGCCGAGCGAGCCTGCGCCGCCGATCGTGGTAGGCGCGCCCTGCTGGGCAGGGGAACTCAGCGAGCCCGTGCCGCCCAGGGTGGTCCCGGCCTGCTGGGTGACCGCAGCGGCGTCGATGTTCGCGTCGCCCGTGAGGGTGGCCCCGGCGAGCAGGGTAGCCGGGGCTGCCAGCGAGCCAGCGCCGCCCAGGGTGGCAGCCCCGAACCCCCCGCCTGCGGCAAGCTTGTAGGTGACGACCTTCGCGATCCACTGGCTGGATGGCGAGACCGTCCCGGAGTAAGTGACCGTCCCGGTGGCGGACAGCACCTGCCAGCCGGACATCCACTGGTCGGTGAACGATCCCTGGACCTGGGTGACCTGGGCCAGGTTCGTCCACGGCGACGCCGGGCCGGTGACCGTGGCCGCGCCCGCCACGGTGGTGAACACCGCGCCGATGGCCACCTCGCTGGCCTGGGCGGTGGTCGCCGTGGCGGTCGATGTCCACGACGTGGCCCCGGCGGAGACCGAGTTGGCCGTCTTGTCGAACGGGGAGGCAGCCAGGTCACTGCGCTCGTAGACGGTGGCCGTGATGGCGATCGTCCCGGACCCGCCCGTCGCGGTGATCCCGACGGAGGTCTGCCCGGACGCGGCGGGCTGGTCCCGCCAGGTCGCGCCGATCGCCGCGTCGGACGCGGACCCGAACGTGGAGTCCTGGACGAAGTTGCCGGTAACACCGCCGAGCGTGCATGCGATGGCGGTCGGGTTAGTCGACGTGCCCGACGCGGCGATCACCACGATGAGGCTGTTGCCAGTCCCGGTCGGGCTATCGAGAGTGATCGTCAGGGATGTGCCAGTGCCAGATCCCTGCTTGACCTGGACGAGACCCGGGTCGCTGATGGCGGCCGTAACAGGCTTGAGGATGCGGGTGCCGCGCCGGATGTTCCGTACAGGCGGCTTAGGTACGTTACGGAGCGTAGGCATAAGTTATCGCCCCGGGTTCCGGATTACTGGTCGACGGAAAAGTACACGTCGCTGATCTGGCCCGTCCCGGTGATCGGCATCAGGCACAGGCCGTTGCCGGTGCCGGAAGGGATTTTCAGGCCGCGCCCGCCGAACGTGAACACGATTCCCGACCCGATCGACGCGCCGATGCTGGCCCGCCGGACTTCCCCGGCCACCAGGGTAGGGGCGACCGTGTGGGTGTCGTTCGCGTTGAACTTCGCCGTCACGTTCAGCTCGTCTTCCTCGTACACGGCGGTCTGCGCGGTGCCGGCCGTGCCGAGCGCCGTAGCTCTCTTGAGGGACAGCTCGAATGCGGTGACGGTGGTGTTCGTCACCCCGATTTCGACCACCCATATCGCGCCGGTCCCGAGGCTGAACACGCTGGCCATCGGCAGGGTCGCCGACCCGGCTCCGGTCGTGCGCCATCCGGCTGCCAGTCGGGCCATGGGCCGTCTCCCTTCCTAGAGAATGATGAACGGCGCCTGCCGTGGTGGCGTGACTGCCCGGCCGGCTATGGCTGCGACAGATGCCGCCTGGACGACCGAGACCAGCGTCTCGGTGAACGCGATCTGGCAGCCGGTCGCGCCGTTGACCGTCATCTGGACGTTGCGGCCTGACGCCATGGTTCCGGAGCCGCCCTGGTCTGCGGCGTCATCAATGCACAGGGTGACCTTAAGGCGCTCGCCCGTCGCCAGGGTCGTATCGGTGACCATGGCGGCGGTGAGGGTGCAGGTCACGGCGGCGGCAGTAGTAGCCAGCTCCAGCGCGCCCTGGCTTCCGACCGTTGCGGGATCCGCGATCGTGGCCAGAACGGTCCCGTTAGCGGAACACCGGTACACGCCGATGCACGGCGCGGCATTAGCCGCGGTCGCTGACTCAACGCCCTGGAGCGACGCGGTGATAGCGCCGGCGACCGTCACGGAGACTAGCGGGTCGGAATACCAGGCGACGGCATTGCCGTCCGTCCCGCTCACCGTCGAGTCGGTGACCAGCAGCGGGGCAGTCGGCCCGGTCGCTGTGTTCTTGTTGCAGTTCCGGGCGGTCCCGGCAGTCCCGGCTGAACCGGAAAGCCGCCACCTGGTTGTCTCGGCCCCGCCCGGCGTAATAGCTGACACGTCCGAGGCCGACAGGAACAGGTTCGTCACGACGTCATCACCTCGGCGACAGGCTGGATCATCGCCGGCTGATACGCCGCCGCCCACGCTTCAACGAGTTTGTCCGAGTAGGTCCCGCCGCCGGTTATATCCCAGGTCAGGGTAGGCGTGAACGGGCTGGCGATCCCGGGGTACGCCTCTGCGATGGCCAGTGCCACGTCTCCCGTGGCCGCGCCCGTGCCCGACGTGAGGAAATCCACTTCCGACCAGCCCGCCGGGTACGACCTGCCCGCGGGCCAGGCGCCGCCGGTCCCGTTAGGGTGCGCCTGGAACACAGCCAGGGCCGCGTAATCCGCCACGTCCGGCGAGACCGCAGCAGTCGTGTTCACCTGGTCGCCGGTAGTCCCGATATGGAAAGCCGTATTAGATATCGCGTCCGGCTGCGCGACCGTTGACAGCAGCGCCCACTCCTCCGCGCGCCAGACCCAGCGATTGCCGACTACCGAGGACATCGGCCAGGATGACTCACCCGCCGGCTGGTCGGGCCTGCGCAGCACGTACCCGACGTTGGACGCGGCCACGTCCTGAATCCAGGGCGGATCTACCGCAGGAACCGTGAGGTTAGTGCCGCCGCTGCCGGAGCCGATGAACAGGAGCAGCGTGGTCCCGCCGGCCGTGGGGCTGGGCAGCGCCGGGGTGAACGACGTTGCCGCGGGAGATACCGAGCCGGAAGCAGACTGGATACGGTAAGTGGCGTCCACTGCTGGCCGTCAGTACTGCTTCCAGTGAACCTGCGCGCCATCGGCAGCGTTACCGAACGCCGTCCCGATGATCTCGTCCCCGGTGCCCGCCACCTTGACCTGGTGACCCGGCACGGCTGACGCGGCCAGCTTGTCGCCAGCGGAAACCGCGCCCTCGGCCACGCCGTAGAACACCGCGTTCCCGACGTACACGGAGAACCTGGCGCCGGGCGCCGCGTCGGACCCGGCGATCCCCGCGTACCTGCTGCCGCTCGCGGCCCGCTGGACGTGCCCGTCGCCGGAACCGGTCCCGGTGAACTCCAGGGGATCGCCGCCGGTTACCGGGCCGTCAGCCGTGAAGCTGTAGTTGGTAGCGGGGTTGTTGACCGGGAAGTAATTGCCCATGATCCTGATTCCTTTTCTCGCGGGCTTATGGTGACGGGCCGGCTAGAACCCGCCGGCGCTGATGGCCTGCGCCGCCACCTGGAACGTGTTGCCGTTGGCGACGATCACCGGCTGGCCGTTCCAGTTGCCGTACCAGACCCGCCCGGCCGACCCGTCCGTGATCTCCAGCGAGACGATCGACCAGTTGCCGCCGGAGCCGTTCACCCAGGAGAATGCAGTGGTTTTCGGCAGCAGCACGTTAGACCCGGACGCGGATGCCTGGGTCGTGGCGATGTCAGAGAATGCGGTGCCTCCGGCGGTGTAGCCGCTACCGGTCAGCTCCGTGCCTGAAGCCGACCCGGAACTGGCAGAGCTAGTCAGCTTCAGCTTCATGGCCGAGGCGGGCAGTGCGGTCAGCTGGGTCCCGGGGTTCCCCGCCGTGCCGCCGACCGGGAGGTTGGCATTGAGCATCAGCGATGAACGGGCCTGGTCGATCGCGGTCTGAGGCATGTGAACTCACCCATCCAGGATGTTGCAGTTGTCGAAAGTTGCAGACCAGGTGACGCCAGAAGATGACAGCGCCATCAGCTGGAATTGAGCGGCAGTCAGATCAAACGGGTTTGCAGCGGAATCAACAACTGCCCACGAACTGCCATCTGCAGACCACTCCCAGTAGAGCGTCCCTTCCAGCTCCCGGATGCGCAGCCAGCCGACTTGGCTACCTGTCAAGGCGTAGTCACCATAAACAAGGCCCGTTCCCGGGATGTTAGTGAACGTCCGGGCGGTTTTCCCGCTTTCTGTGACTGCGAATCCGGCAGCCGCACCAAGGGAACTGTTAAGGATCTGCACCCAGGCAGTCGTGACGTTGCTACTCAGTCCGGCTATCTGCACGTCGAAATGCGAACTAGTCAGGTCGTAGTCGCCTGATGTAACGAAGGCAGCGTTCCCGCTCGTGTCTGGAGTGAGAACTAGCTGGTCGCTAACAACAGCGACACCCCCGGTTGCGCCCCCCGCGGTCCATTTACCGGTATTGAGGCTGGTCTCCGTGAAGTCATCACGAAAATCTTCAGCTGGCGGGTAAGCCATGTAAGCCTGCCACGGGAGTGATCGAGGTGCCGGGCAGCACCGTGATGACCAGGGGACGGCACACGCCGCAGTCCGGGATGTCCTTGTGGCAGTGCCCGCCGGGGCAGTCCGGGATCTTCGCGCCGGAGAATAGCGGGTGGCTGCCGGGTTCGAACTGCGGGTGGAACGCGTCGGCAATGGCGCCTTTCCAGACCCGGCACTTCCCGGCCTCGTCCGGGCACGGGACGTCATCGTGATTGCCGTGGCAGGAGTTCGCCATCTCGGCATGATCGTGATCATGGGGGCAGCACCCTGACCCGGGCGGGCAGGTCAGGGCGGCATCGACGTTCGAATGAGTGCAGTCGCCGTGGTGTTCCCCAACGGCGTCAACGAAGCCATCGGGGCACGTGCACTCCAGGAACGCCTGGGTGCTGCACCCCGGGCAGGTGACCATCAGCACGAGAGCGGGGCCTTCCGGGTCCAGGAACCTCCCGGCTCACCCGCTCGCTGAGCGCCTAAGTGCCACAGGCTTAACGCAAGGTTACCGCAGGCCGGGCACGGACGTCAGGCCCCGCCGGAAATCGATCCCGGGCAGTGGACGGGATCATCCCCGGCGCCGTCCGTGCCCGGATACCTCGGCAGCTACTCACCTGGCTGGCAGCCAGGCTATCAGCTGACGCCGGACTCGAACGGCTTCTGCCAGATACCGGCCCGCGCGTCGTCCCACTCGTCCAGGACCGGGTACCACGACATCGGCGGCCGGCCCTCCAGGTTGGCGCACATGACCACGGTGCCGGCACTCGCGCCGTCCCACACCGCTTTCTCCAGCAGCCGCTGCGCGTGCCGGTCGCGGAAGCACCGGTTGAACCAGATCAGCTGGTAGCCGTC